AAAGCTCCACCAGCTGGGGCGGCGCTGCAAGGCCGTGGACACCGGAAGCACGGCCTACGGGTACGCGGAGTTCATGTACGTCGAAGGCTGCGCTTCGGTTGTGCGCGGGGACGTCCTGGTAGTCAACGACAACTTCCTCTGCGTTCGAGGCGTTGCCGACTCCAAGGGCGCCGTTGGCTTGGCGCTCGGGGCGCTGGTGGCATCCAACTACGGCTGGATTCAGATTCTCGGCCGTGGCGTTGCCAGCTCGGAAGCCACCATCATCGACGGGACCCAGGCGTACCTCTCCGGCACCGCTGGAACCATCGACGACGCGGCTGTGGCCGGTGACCAAATCATCGGGATGATTATCTCCAGCACCACGGACACCGCCACCTGCGTCGTCAACATGACCACGTACGCAGTGACCGCGCAGACCAACGCCTAAAGCTTTCAAAGACGGCCCGCTCCTGTCCTGGGTGGCGGAGCGGGCCAGCAGTTCCACCCAGACGCCCAGACAGGTGGTTCATGGACCTCGTAGCCAGCAGAGAGCTTTGGCAGCAAGTCACAGGAAGCCAACCGGACGAAGCCGCCCGGGGAATGATTGTGCGTTTTGAGTTCGTTGGGGTGATGGATGAAGCGAAGTCGGCGGCGGAAGGCCGGCCGGTCTTCGTGGACAAAGAGTTCATCGAAATCAAATCCCCGAATGACCCGCTTTCCGTCGTGCATCGGGAGGTGGAGCGAAGAGACCGGGACACCTACCCCCAGCTTTACAAGGCGTGGAAGGAAGGCTCCTCAGACGCGCTCACCGGGACACCGCTCAAGGAATGGGCGCCCATCGCAGCAAGCCAAGTGGCCCTCCTGGGCTTCAAAGGCATCCGCACCGTAGAGCAATTCGTTGAGGTCTCGGATGACGGCTGCCACCAACTCGGCACCGGGTATCTGACGCTTCGGAACAAGGCCCAGGCGTGGCTGCTCAAGGCCAACGACGCATCCGCCGCGACGAAGATGGCCGTGGAGCTCCAGGCCCGAGACAGCCGCATCCGCGCTCTTGAGAACCAGATTGCCGACATCGCAGCGCGTCAGTCCGAGCGGGACGAAGCGCCCCCCAAGAAATCCAAGCAAGCCACCACGTAGTTCGGAGAGACAATGGCCTACCCCACAGGAATCAACTGGCGAATTCAGGGCGCAGGACTTCGGCCCATCGCGGAAACCACCGACGTCCAGTGGCACCCGCTGGGCACCAGAGGAATCGCCCACGACGTCACCTATGGGGCGGCGGAGTTCGTCTATCTGGCCGGCGTGGCAGACACGGCCCCCGGCGATGTCGTTTGCTACAACCTGAAGACCGGCGCCACGGTGAGAGCAGTCACCGGAGGCGCCACCTCTTTCGGTCCCGCCGCGGTGGCGATGTCCGCCAACATTGCAGGCCAATACGGCTGGTATGCGGTCTTCGGGGCAGTCCCAGTCAACGCGGCCACCGTTGCCGCTGATGCCCCGCTATTCATCACCGCGACCGCTGGACGGATTGATGATGCGGTGGTGGTGTCCAACCTCATCACCGGCCTTATCTCTCGGGCGGCAACCGTTTCGGACTTCGCGACCTGCCAACTGGCCTACCCAAGCGTCGAAAGCCTGGGCGGCTCGTCCGGCGCCAACTCTGGCGACGTGTCGCTTGGGGCCTTCGGCTCAACCCCAGCGGCAGCGGGCGCAAGCCTCTCCGGACAAGTCCTGACGCTTCAACCGGCGAGCGCTACCCACCCGGGCGGGATTGCGGCGGCGACGTTCACCGCGCTCACCGGAATCAACAAAATCACTCTGACGCCGGCCGCTGCTGTTGGCGACACCATCGAAGTCGAAGGGCAGGTGTCGAACATTCTCGGAGTCGCGGCAGCGGTCGCACACGAGGTGATGATTCGCTCCCTCTCCGTCACCAGCAACGAAGGGGACATCACCATCGGCATCGGGGCCAACCCTGGCACGCTCATCGAAGCGTTCTCTCCGGCCACCGGCGTCAACGAAGCGTGGATAACCACCACGGCGGCGGGACACTTCCGCTTCATCATCACCAACGCGGCGGCGGAGGACAACCTGGTGGAAGCCAGCGCGACCAACGCCCTGGAAACGAAGCTCAAGCTCACCTTCGCGTAAGGCGGACTGAATGGAACTGGCGACGGCTGGCGACATCATCAACGACGCGGCCGTGGAACTGGGCATCCTCCCCGAGGATGTCGCGGACCCGTTCGCCTCGACAAATCAGAACGTCATCCTGCTTTGTCGGCTTCTGAAACGGGTGGGGCGGTCTCTGGTTCGGGCCCGAGACTGGACCCACCTGCTCCGAACCCACGGCTTCACCACAACGGCCTCCGAGAACTCCTATGCGGTGCCGTCCGCATTTAGCCGGATGGTGGACCAGACGCACTGGAACCTCACCACGGTCAGTCCGCTGGGCGCGGTGGGGAGCCAAGAGCTTCACGAGATGTACGCCAGGGCATCCTCCGGGGGTCATGTCCGGATTCGGCTCGAGAGGCGGTACACGATTCTTTGGCCGGTGCCGACGTCCGAGGAAGTCATTAATTACGAATACGTCACGAGCTCGTGGGTCGCGCCTGTCACGGTGCTGGCTCCAACAGTCCCAGCGCCGGCCACCATTTCTGCCCCGACCGTGGGGACGGACTGGTGTTGGTTCGATGAAAATCTTCTCGTCCGGGGCCTGAAGCTGGCCTACCTCCGAGCCAAGGGTTTCGATACTTCTCACGCGCAAGACGAGTTTAATCAGGCCTTCGACGCGGCGGCGGGAAGCGACGGGGCGGCCGGCCCCATCAGCGTCCTGGGCGGCACCTCTTCTCGTCTCGCCATGGGCTCGCCTCCCGGCGACACCGGGGAGTGGGGCATCTGATGTATTCGCGCTCCCGCAGGAGGCCGGTTCCGCCGCCCACGCTGGAGACGCGGGGCATTCCTGCGGCCATCGGAGGACTGAATGCGATTACTCCGGGCGGAGAGATGCCTGCGACGGACGCCTTCGTGCTCTTCAACATGATTGCGGCGGAGTATGGGCTCCGCACTCGGTTGGGCTCGCGAGAGTGGTGCACCGGACTCACCGGGGCGGGCGACGACTACGTTCGCACGGTCCTGCCCTTCACGGGTTCGGCGGCGAACGGAGCGCAGAACAAGATTTTCGCCGTCACCTCGAGCGGCATCTGGGACGTGACGACCTCGAGCGCATCGCCCTCCAGTGTCCTTTCTTTCGGCATCACCTCCGGTCGGGCGGGACACGGCGTCTCCACGGTCCATGTCACGGCGGGTGGCCACTTCCTGCTCTACGCGGACGAGGCGAACGGGCTCCACGTCTATTCGGAGAGCTCTGGGGCGTGGGCCGCGATTGTGCCCACGGCCACGGTCATATGGGCCGCGCTCACTGCCTATGTGGCCGGGGATTACCGACTGAACGACAGCGGGAAGACGTATGTGTGCACCACGTCTGGGACTTCGGCGGGCTCCGGTGGCCCCACTGGAACGGGGACGGGCATCGCGGATGGTTCCGCTGTCTGGTCCTACGTTGCTGGGGTCGTCTCCGGAGTGGACCCCGCGACCTTTGCCTTCGTAATGGTCTTCAAGGGTCGGGTTTGGGCCATTCCTCAGAATACGGCAGACCTCTGGTACTCGGCGGCCGGCTCCATCTACGGGGCGTACACGAAGTTCACCCTGTCCACGAAGCTGAAGGCAGGCGGCCCGCTTATTGGGGCATGGTCTTGGACTTACGACGGCGGTTCAGGACTGGATGACAGCCTTGTGGCCGTCTCCAAGGGCGGAGACGTTGTCATCTACCAGGGCACGGACCCGGCGAGCGCGAGCACGTTCGGAATCACCGGCGTGTGGAACGTGGGCGACTTGCCCGAAGGCCGGGAGCTGGCCACGGACTACGGCGGGGAGCTGCTCCTGCTTACTCGCACAGGAATCCTCCCGCTCTCCAAGCTGGTTCGGGGCGGAAGCGCTTCGCCCGGCGAATACGCCACGGCGAAAATCTCCAACCTCTTCAATGCGGCGATGCTCTCCAAGGCCACCACGGCCGGTTGGACGATGCGCCTTCATCCCGAAGAGAACGCCTTGATGGTGACTGTGCCGGAGGCGGAGGGGACGGCGACAACGCAGTTGATGATGTCGCTCTCCACGCAAGGCTGGAGCCGATACCGAGACCTGCCCATCTATTCTTCCGGAGTCTTCGGCGGGCAGATGTACTTCGGAACAGTGGACGGGAAGGTGTGCATCAACGACGGGTATGTGGACGGCCGGCCCCTCTCGGACCCCACCGAATACACCCCAGTGCATTACTCGGGGATTGGCGCTTTCCTGAACCTCGGTAACGGGAGGCAGAAGCAAGTTCAGATTATCCGCCCCTACTTTATGGGGCAAAGCACCGCGCCCAGTTTCGAGGTGGCGGCCAAGTACGACTTCGACATCAACGAGCTTGCTCCGGTTTCTCCTGTCGCGGGCTCCGGGAGCGTCTGGGATTCCGCTGTCTGGGACACTGCGACGTGGGGCGGCGACTACTCCGCATCCAATGCAGTCCGCGGGGCCACCGGGATGGGCGTGAACGTGGCGATGGCATGGAGAGGCGTGGCGGTGGACCGCACGATTCTGATTCGCTTCGATGTCGGGTTTACTCAAGGCGGGATGCTGTGAACCTCCGCCCCACCACGAAAGAGGACATTGCCTGGATTGAGGACCGGGTCGGCGTGCTGGTGCGCAGCGCGACATCAATCGCGGCCGTGCGACCAGACGGGCGAATTGCCGGAGTGGTGGCTTACGACTCGTGGACTCCAGGGAGCGTCCGGGTCCACATTGCGCTGGACTCTCCGATGGCGTGGCGGGCGCTGAATAAGGCCGTTTGGAATTACGCCTTTGAGCAAGAGGGCGTATCCACGGTGACGGCCATCATCCCGAGCCATCGCTGCGAAGCGGTCCGGATGGCCGTGTTTCTGGGCTTTCGGTCCACGCATCGGGTGCGGGATGGATTTTCCCCGGGCTCGGACCTCGTACATTTTGAAATGCGTCGAAG